AATTAAGATGCCAGTGGATTGGCAGATATTGATTGGTGAAAAAGAACATGGTGATTTAGAAACATTGCCCTTAACAAGTATCAATGACAGAGGATTTAATGCATTTGAGTTTAATCCCCTAACTAGTTTTAGTCCTACATTTCTACCCATTGAGATTGTAGATATCTATCACGATGTAACATGGTATGCTCCGCGATTGCGTAATGGACAATTCTTATGTGTACCACTGAATGATGGACCTAAACCTGAATGTGTTTATTTTGTAAAAGAAATTAGTCGTAATTGTGAGATAGTAGATTATTCACAAGCGTTTTAATTATGGCAACGAGAAAAGCAGCAGTCCCGGTTGATGAAAAGTTTGACAAACAAGATTTAGACTTGTTTGAGGTCCTTGCAGCATTGGATAAAAAGGATTATGATTTCTTTGACAGGTTATCACCTGAACAACAAAAGAAGTTTGTGCCTTTCACAATGATCCAATGGCTAAGTGCTATTAAAGGTGGTGAAGGATTGAGCAGATACTATGTAATGAGTACAGCAGAGTATGCAAACAAGTATCTATTCAACGAAAATATACAGAAGCATCCAAAATTACAATGGCTAATGATGTGTGCAAGTAGCCCGGGAGTAGGTAAACAATATCATCAGTGGATACCTAACATTAGTCCTAAGGTAAGTAAATTACAAACACCAGCTAAACTAAAAGATATCAAAGAGTATTACAAGAAGATATATCCCAAAGCAAATGGTGATGATATTGATGCGGTTAGTGAAGCGTTTGTATCTGGACAAAAGCGCAAACTTAAATTAGCAGAATTGTTTCCTAATATGAAACTGAGTGATATTGAGGCATTAAATGAAACTATTAGTGATGAGCAACTTAAGCAATATGAAAGAGACCTCGGCAATTGATAAGCCAATGAAGTATGGCTGCGAATTTTGTAAGAGAGAATTTCTCAAAGAGTCAACCACGCTTAGGCATATATGCGAACCAAAACGTAGATGGTTAGACAAAGATAATCACGGTAATAGAATTGCATTCCAATGTTGGTTAGATTTTTATAAAAAGAACTCAGCAGGTAGAAAGAATCGCACACAAGAAGAATTTATTCGTAGTGCATATTATGTAGCTTTTGTTAAGTTTGGTAACTATTGCGTTAGTATTAATGCAATTAATATTCCACAATACATTGATTGGCTATTGAAGAATCAGATTAAGATTGACAATTGGTGCAGTGACAGCACTTACACCAAGTATCTGATAGAGTATTTAAGGCATGAGGATCCATTTGATGCGATACACCGTAGTGTAGAGAATTGTATCAGCATGGCTCAAGATGCAAACATACAACCGCATGATATGTTGCGTTATGGAAATGCAAATAAAATATGTTATGCTATCACAACTGGTAAGATTAGCCCATGGCTGTTGTATCAAAGTGCCAGTGGTACCCGTTTTCTAGATACATTAAATGAAGGACATGTTAAAATGATTATAGATTATATCAACCCGGAACAATGGGCAATTAAGTTTAAGCGAGATATAGATGTTACAAAACGAGTCAACACCACTCTTAAAGATGCAGGGTACTAGAGTTCGTATATCATGGACTGTAAGTAGCGGCATCCCTACTTGGAACGACACTTGTGCTTGGGCAATAGAAAAGTTTGGATTGCCCGGTGATAATTTTAACACACATTGTACAGAAGATTATATGGATTTCATATTCAAAGATGAGAAAGACGCAATACATTTTGCGTTGAGGTGGTTATGAAGAAGAATACAAAAAACAAAAGTCTTGTCAATACAAGAACGTTTTCTACTCTTGAAAATTCAATTGCTGATGAAATGTCAGCAGAAATAGCAAGAGAAATTGATTGGGAAATAACGTGTGAGCTACTAGAACAATGGGGCTGGACGCGGGTAACACTTAACAATCATCCAACTAAACAGAAAACTCAAACATTGAAAGAATGGACTGATGTTAACTGTAAAAGTAAAGTTCAATCACTCGGTAATCTTTGGATGTTTGAACAGAAATCTGACGCAGCTTGGTTTATGTTGAGGTGGTTATGAAGAAGAAACGTGCTATGGCTAACGCAAAATGTTTTTATGATGCAAAATGTTTTTATTATTCTATGTTTGAAGATTTTAATAACAATGCAAAAAGACTTGAAACCGGTTATGCTGAACATCAACCAAAGTGGCCTTATTGGGTTGAACCGCGGCACTACTCTAAAACAGCATGGTTAGATATGAATGTTTGGATGATAGACACATTTGGCAGCGGAAATTGGGGCTTACCTAATTGTCGCTGGGTAGGAAGTGATCGTAAGTATTGGTTCCGTGATGAATCAGATAGAACTTTTTTTATATTGAGGTGGTCATGACTTTAACAGTAGACGATATCTGTCTCCATGCTCCTCGGTGTGAGTGTATGGAGTGGATGTATGTGACTGTACCTGATTATAACACTTATTACAAAGCTAGTAGTTGGTTACGAGATATACGCAAGTATAAGTTGATCTGTGTTAATGGTGTATATGAAGGTCCTAGACTCACTGGTGCCTTTAGATTTAAGTTCTTGTGTCAGCAAGAGTATATTTGGTTTATGTTGAGGTGGTCATGAGAGTAGAGTTTCGTCAAGGTATGCCTAAAGGTTGTACCGAATGGTTAAACAAACATGTGGGCAAGGGCAATACGACTGGTCTTGTTGACAACTGCGATTATGCTTGGTTTTACAAGCATGAGCGTGTTTATCCGCAACCACATGAAGCATTTGATCCTCGTGACTGGGGGCCTAAATATGTGCCCACTATCACAGTTAAAGATCCTAAGTTAGCAGCTTGGTTTATATTGAGGTGGTCATGAACAATATGATAAAAACAGGCGGAGTTAAAAAAGGTGAAATGATGATATTTACTGCTTCATCAAAATTTATACCATCAAAATTTACGATACTTGATCAAGCACAGGTAGATGGTGAAACTTGGTACACTGTGTCTTGCGCTAAAGAAGTATGTATATGGATGCGTGAACAGCCTGAAGAATTACAGTATTGGCACCGTGATTTAATGTGGAACAAGATTGATATTCACGAAAAACTTTATACCTGGATGGCATTGAGGTGGGCATGAGTACATTATCAATTTTACGCATGGAGTCAAAAATAGACATCATTTTAACTACTATAGAGACTTTGCCGCCTAAGTATCGCTGGTGTGTTGAGCAGTTTGGGCCAGAAGGCCCTCGTTGGTCTTGCACAGTGCCATGGTTGACATCCATGGTTAAGGAATTTAAATTTGCAGATGACCGTGATTTAATGTTGTTTATATTGAGGTGGTCATGAACATTAAGATGAAGCAAACTCATCTTGGCAGCGTCTATTGGGAAATGCATTACAGTCTCACAGATCCTACAAGCAAGTTTATGGAAATTTGGAAATGGTGTTGGGCTACATTTGGGCATCCTGGTACTGATCCTGACACAGGGGTAAAGAGTGAGTGGGATTATCACGGTGGATGGCTATACTTTTATGATGAAAAATATGTTACAATGTTTGTATTGAGGTGGTCATGAAACTTGTTTTTCCTTATAGTGTAAAGTATCCTAGAACAGACAACTGGTATAACGGAGATTGGAGAGAATTAAGTAATTGGTGTTCTTCGTCAATAGGCAATTGTACCAAAGATTGGGAATACATGAATGAAAGTTTCCTTTTTACCAAAGAGCGTGACAAACTATTGTTCATGTTGAGGTGGTTATGATTAAGAAACAATATAGGAGAGACGCCCCGGGATACTTTTATAACTTCATAAACTCTAATGATCCTGAAAGACATATTAAAGATGATCTTAAACCCTATAAAGCAACTATAGCTAAAATTAAGTATAAGAATAAGTATAAATTGAATGTCAAATGGCATGATGAAAGACTTTATATGATGTTTATATTGAGGTGGTCATGACCTACTATCTACCACTAAGTCCATATCATAAAAATCTTTCCGTATACTGGCAGACCACGGGCCGCGGACAAACAGAAAATTTTTGGACATGGGTAGAACAGGAATGTAAGACTAAACTTGAACTACAGGAAAGACCTGAACGCTGGAAATTTGAAAGTGAACAAGATATGATTTGGTTTATATTGAGGTGGTCATGAGCAAGCGTGAAATCTACGGTATCTTTTGGTTTCCTAGAACAGGGTGGATGCCATATGGTCTCAACATCAAAGACAAACTTTGGTGGAGATTTATGCCAGGCGCAGTTATCAATGTGGCATGGCCTACGGGTCAAGTAAAAGTTGGGCCCAGTCATAGAGACGGATATTCTGGGTATGGTCCTGAGTTTGAGTATGTTGATAGTACTGATCCAAACGATCACTATCGTCCTTGGCTGGAAGAACATGTGGGCAAACAAGGGTGGGATTGGAATTGGGGAGTGAGCGGGAATGACGTTTCGGGGAATCGTGTAACCATAAAGATTAGACGCAAGCATGCCAAGTATGCTACAATAGCAGCATTGAGGTGGTCATGATTAATAACATATTTGAAGATTTTGCACAACGGTATGGTGCTAGTATAAATTACACACAAGGCCGCGGTAGAGTTGATACCAATTGCAGGTCAATAGAGTACTACGATAATAGTAAAAGCACGGTAGACATTACACTGCCCATGCAAGCATATGAGCATATGGTTAAGATGAATTATCAGGCAGAAGAAAACTATCAAAAAAGCAGGGAAGAAGAACGAATCCGTAAACAATACCCTGCGGTAGCAGATGCTTACCACAAGTACAAAATGTTACTGGAGCTATGCAAATGAGTAAATTCGTACACAGAACAGAACGCTATTTTGGTAGCAAAGTTAATATACATACTGTTTCTTGGAAGGGACAAGAAGATATTGACACCAAAGAAATAAAGAAGTGGTGTAAGAAGAACTTTGGTAATTCAGGATATGATGATGAAACTGGAAGTAATCGTTGGATAGATAACTGTAAACAAAGTGAGATAATGCTTACCCGTGATGAAGATTTAACATTATTTTTATTGCGCTGGGAATAATATGGAAGAAATAGATATGGATACGGTGATGTTGAATTATGTAGAGCCTAATTATCCTTACACGGTTCCGGTACCGGGAAGAAATATAGAAATGATGTTTAGAAATAGTCCTGTTTCAACTTGGTTAAAAACTAAAAATTATCCTCACATTGTGGGTAGTAGTCAAAAATACTGCATCTACCGATTTAAAGATCATAAACAAGCAGTAGAGTTTTCAATTAAGTGGGCATGAAAGCTGTAACCATCTACGGCAAAAGTGCGAATGAAGTAATAGAAATAGTACATCAAATGCAAGCACACGGTTGGACTGATGGAGTAGATTTTGATTGGGCATATCATCGTTCTTCTACATATGATACGAGAGATCGCCGGGCAGTATTCAATTTCTACAAAGAAGAATATAGTACATATTTTGCATTGAGATGGTTATGACAAATATATCAAAATCATTTCAAGATTTTTATATATCAAAATCATTTGAAGATTATGATGGAGATGATCCTGAAATTAATTTCAGAAAGAATCGTTGGAAATATTGGAGTTTACTCAAGTTAGTAAGAG